TCACGCAGAATCGGAGCACCTTCTCCGCCCGCAAACGTTGGGCTTGCAGGATTAAGTTCAGGAGATGCTTGAGGAACTGCTGAAGCAGGACCAGTAGTAGGAGCACCAACACCACCAACAAAACCTTGGATTGCAGAGAAGCCCGATTGACCAGGCATTACTTTTGCTGCAAGCTCAGGGTTCGCTTTTGCCCATTCTTCCATTCCTTTATCTCGCACCTTGGCACGCGCTGCTGCAATCTCCTCCTTCTGCATATCAGGATTTGATTTAACCATTGCTTCAACCCGAGCACGCTCTTGTTGGTAAGCACGGTCTTGGGGAGACAGCCGGGAAAGAGGATCTACGGGAGTACCGGGGAATTGTTGTTGACCAGGGAAGCCTGCACCGGGGCGGAAGGCTTCTGCTGCTGCACCCGCTTCTAGTTCCGTCTTTTTATAATCAGCAGGAAGATTTGCAATTGGACGCCTTACAGGTGCTGGTTGAGTATTGGGAATAAAAGGAGCGGCTAAAAAGCCGAAAGGAGCTGCCATCTCTAAGGCGCCGCCCCAGCCTTTCTTTTCTTGTTCTCTTCCAAACTGCTGGATAACTTGAGGAGTGCCGCTAAACAACTGATCTAGAGCTGGACCAACTCTGTTTAAAGCACCTTCAATTTGACCTGTGAGCCCTGTCTTATTTGAAGCATCAATTGCAGTTGCGGCTCCAACACCACCGACTCCGGCCTGTACAAATGGCACGTTTGAAACAAGCCGTCCCGCAGCTAAGTTTCGCGTTAGATTTGATTTGCTAGCGTCACGAGCCGTTCTAAGAACGGGAAGGCCTGTTCTGCGGATAGCAGCAGCAGTTTGATTGCGCAAAAATTGATCTGCTGCACCTCTTAAAGTTCCCCACATAAAATTACCTCCAGTTCTCCATTAAGTAGATACGTGAGCCAACAGCGGTGTCAGCAGGACCAGGTAATGCCTGGATAAATTCAGCACCAGAGCGTTCGTAGCGATACCTGGCTTGGAATGGATCTTTATAGTTTGGCACATAAAGGATGCCAGCAAGTCTATTGGTTTCGTAAAGGTAGATTTCGTCCCAGACTTTTAATGCTTCTTTGGCATTGCTGGAGCGAATCGTACGGTCAACGTCACCGAGAATCGATTCAATTCGCGTGGACGGAGAGCTTGCAACTTCCGTCTGCTTTTCTGCTGTATCACAACGACCGATCTGGATAACGATCTTGTCGTAGAAGTAAGAATCCGGAACTGTATTCAATGCTTCTTCCAGACGAGCATAGTCGCCCGCTGGCACAGAAACAGTGAAGTAGCCCAGGTGATACCTGACCCTACTTTTGTCAAAGTCAGATAACTGCACTTCTACCTTCCAGCATCAACTCATTATAGTTGTAGCTAATCAAAAGAGATTTCCGCCAAGGAACTGACTGGTTCCAAGGGCGCTGCCTTGCAGGTATGGATCGTCTCCAGTGAACTTACTGAGGAAGTTTTGAGGAGTCATCGCTTGACTTATGGCGTTACCAATAAGCGCTTGTGAAAGCTGTTGCGAAAGACTCTTGGGTTTTTCTTTCTTACCCATAGCTTCGGTCAAAGCTTCCAGCAGTTGCGTTTGCCCTTGCTGATTTTGAATCATCGTTGCAAGAAACGCATTGGTCAATGTGTTTCCACCAGCTGGGGTTTCACCTCCAGAAGGAGGGGCTACCGGAGGACTAGCTGCAGTTGGAACAGAAAGCTCAGACTGTCCTTCTGGTCTGTCAATGTTGCCGTGTCCGACACGGAAGACGACTTGTCCGCTTGGATCCAAGGATTCGGAGTAGTAGCCGTAACCACCACCTGAACCACGGCGAACCTTGCCCCCTGGAACAGCAGGAAGGAAGATCGATGCGTCTTCTACAGCACCTTTGTCAAAGCGGCTCTTGCCTTTAAAGGGGACGTAGAAATCAAGCGATTGCCAACCGGAGTGCCTGCTATGACCGTGAGCAGCACCTGCTCTTTCAAGTAGATCGACCTTATCACTTAAGTCTTTTGTGGGGTCCCAGCGTTGGCCAGAGACTGCCGCATTGGAGAATTCAATCTCCCGTCCAATAGAACGATATTGTTGAGCCAACGAGTCTACCGCCTTGACACGCTCGGCAACAGGCAATGACTGAAGAAGCTTCAGGTCAATGTGATAATCACTGGAACCACCAATCTTGGCGCTAGGTCCAGTAAAGCCAGAACGTACTGGGGTGTATGCCATTATCTTTTTATTTTTAATTTTAAAACAAGAAAACCCCTGGTTTCCCAGGGGCCTTCCGTAGGAGATGAATCAGACGCGGATCAGATCAGCTGAGAAAACAGCGTCCCAATCAACCCGTTTGATCTGTTTAAGTTGCTCGAGATTATTGAACCTTTCACCCGATAAGGACATTTGCAGGTCTTTAATCTCGCGAGCAGTCTTGAGGCCAATACCTTTGATGTGATCAGCGATCATCTGGGCGGTGGCACCATTGATATTCAAACGAGTATCGGGTGGGAAAGAACGAGGCTCCTCTTTGGAAGCCTTGTCCTTTACTTGAAGCGTTTGAACTTTCTTGGTAGCTGCTTCGTCAGGAACCAGCTCAGTTTTGTAAGCGGTGTAAAGGCGGCCATCTTGGTCTTCAACCATGAACCAGTCGCCGTTATCCCACTCGCTAACAACCTTGACCCGCGCACCTGTCTTTTTGTGTTGGTACAGGGCGGAAGCAGTTGTAGACATAGGACCAGTGTTTATCTGGTCCTAGTTTACCTCAATCAGCTAACAGTGCGGCCAAGCAGGTAGCCGTCGATGTCCTCGTAGCCAGGAGCGGTATCTGGTTGCAGATAGCACACTTCAACCACGAAGTAACCTTTGCGGTTAGCAGCAGAGTCGGCATCAGAGATGTACCAACCACCGGAGGTCGAAGTAGCAGTGGTAGCACCACGGGCATACACCTTGAAGGTGGTAGCGGCAGTCAGCTCCTTATAGACACCGGAAGCGTCCACACCAGCAGCGCCAGTGGCGGTCAGCAGGGGCAGCTCGCTATAAGCAGCAGAAGTACCAGCGAAGAACACTTCGCCGCCCTGAGCACCAGCAACGATGGAGGTGAGGTTGGCCTGAGCCACAGCTTCACCAGCGCCCACTACGGATACAGGACCGCTGGAGTCGCGACCGAAGGTAACCACGGTGCCGGTGGCAGCGTACACACCAGAAGCCACGGTGCCGTCCCAACCGGAAGCCACGGAGACGGTGGCGCGGTAGACGTAAGCTGGGAGGGTGCTGTCGCCAGAGATCACCATGCCGGTGATGTCAGGGCGAGTGTCGTCATTCCGATAAGGGGAAGGAACGATCACAGTGCCGGTAGCAACTGCACCACCACCAGAGGTGTTGGACACAGCCACGTAACCACGCTGCTGGAAGTATTTCCAACCAGGGATGGCCAGCACAGCAGTGGGGCCACCCTTGGAAGCGTCGTTGCTACCGCTGTCGTTGGTATCAATGTTCTTGTACCAACCGTTCAGAGGCTCTGCCCAGTTGCCTGGGAAGATCTTTTTAGACGAAAGATAGGTCATTTATCTTTTCCTAGAGGTTAACTATTATGAATATCAGACAGTGCCGTCGTCCTGGACAAAGCTGAATGCGGTGGTCACGAAGTCCTTATTCAGGATCTCGAAGCCGGCATACAGTTGCCAGATCAGGATGATGAAGCGGCTGAAGTCGTCGTTGTTGTTGATGAGCACCTGAGCGTTCGGGCCGCCGATACCCACGCCAACGGACTGAGGACCGAAGAAGTAGCCTTGGGCCACTTCCTTGGAAGCGTAGTTGGAACCACCGTCGAAGGAAGCGGTGATGTTCTTGATCGGGAAGTTGGTCGACTCGAAGAACTTCACACCTTCGAACTGAACGCCGGTAGGCATCACAGGTTCGCCAGCCAGGAAGTAGCCTTGGCCAGCCTGGGGACCCATGTAGAAGCTGGCGTTGTTAGGCATCATGGGGTTGCCCATGTACATGCCTTGGCCAGGGTTACCAGCGTAACGAGCGATCTCACGGAAGTCAGGATCACGACGCAGGTGCATCATGAAGGTGGGATCGCAGATGCAACGATACAGACCATCAGAGAAGGTCGGAACGTTACGCTTACGCAGGTCCTTAACAACGTTCAGCAGGTCGGTACGAACCTGGAACTGCTGGGTCTCGTTATCGTACTCAGTGGAGGCGTAGGAGATACGACCGGAGGAATCCTTGGTCTTACCGCCAGCGAAGTAGTAGCCACCCTGAGTGGTGGAGGCAGCACCGTTGGCTTCGGCTTTGGCGAGTTCGTCAAGGAACACGCGGTCGCGCCAG